AAAAGAAATAGAGAAGCAACAAATAAAAGATGCTTGGGATAGTGCTTATACTGCAGAAGGATTTTTTAATGCAGAACAATACTACAACGAAACCTATGAAAAAGATTATTAACAACTGGGTGCAATTAATCTTCACCCGAAAATCAAGTTTTAAAAAACGACTTAAACAAATTTCAAAACCAATTAATTTCAAATGAAAGAATCAATAGCAATAATTATCTTACACATAATAGTAACTCTTTTAATAATAGTATGAAATTAAACTCAGACATTCCAAGTTTTAAAGCATTTGTTAAAAAATCTTACTTAACAAAAAATAATAGTGATGAAAACATTTTTATTAATGTTTATTGTTTTGCTATTCAATCTGTTTCAGGAGTTATTTTAACATTTCATGTTATGACTGATGATGGTATGTTAAGAAGTCGTGTTCCAATTTCAGAAATTTATACTAAAGAACCAGTTAATGATATCCCATTTCACTTTAAACAGTTATGGGATTGTTTTTCAGAAAATGTAAGTGTTATTGCTTATGATTTTTTAATAAATCATAGAGTACAAGTTATTTTAAAAGATAGTTCTAAAATTTGGACAACATACATGTTTACAGTAGATTGGTATGATAACCCATATAGTGATGAACCATCTGATTATAAATGCGGTCACGTATTAAAATCTGATGATGGTTACTTACTTTGTATGCCTAATAATAGAATGTTTTGGAAAGATAGCAATTGGATAACAAAACCACTTGCAAAAGATTTAAAACAATTTAAAGTTGATACTACTTTACTTTCTGTTGAAAATCAATCTGATAGATGGGTTACAGAAGATAGTAATTCATTTTACTATGATATAAGTTTAGAAAAAACACAAACAAAATAATGACACCAAGAAATTACACAGAAGCAAAACGCATGGGCTGGATTACAAAAAAAGTATCTGATTATAAGGGTGGTAAGATTAGAGTAGATTTAAGCCCAAGATTCTACAATGGAGGTAAAGCTATTATCTCATTTTGGCTGACTTATACTGGATGCAAACGTTTAGGAATAAAATTTTATTAAAAAATGAAAATAACAGAAGAAATATTAAATAAACAGATAACAGGTTATATAACAAGAAAATGTATTACATGTGGTAATTTATCTAAACAATTTGAGACAATATGTGACACATGTTATTCAAAAAAACATCCTAAAACAGAACCGGCAATAACATATAGATGAAAACAAGTCTTTTTACAAAAGCTTCTATTAAAAATGGAGAACTTGTATATCCAATCAAAGCAAGTGAAACAAGAGTTAAAAACTTTCTGAAAACACTTCCTGATGATGCAAAAATAGAATTATTTATTAGTGTGACTACTGGACATGGTAGCACTGCTCAATTAGCTAAAATTCATGCAATGATTAGGGATTTAGCAAATGAATTGGGTTATACATTTGAAGAAATGAAACTTCAAACAAAAAGAAAAACAGGATTATGTTTTAATCAAGATAAAGTTGAATATTGCAAATCTTTTGCAGATTGTGATGTACCTGAATTAAACTTGGTAATTCAAACTCTTATTGAAATAGGTGACTTTTCAAATATTAATCTTCGTTAGGTGGAAAAGCTTCTGACATTAATTTATCAGATGCTTTTTTGAAAGCATCAGGATTAAAATCATCAGTTCCATTGTTTAATAATTCTTTAAACACAGCTGTTGCAGATTCTTTAGAGACAGGTTTAGGTTTTAAATCTTTTAAAATATTATCTTGTTTAAAAGCTTCACCTCTTATATATTGAATTAATGAAGTTAATGTAAATACAGTAGACTCCATTTGGTTAAGTTTAATTGAAGTATCTCCCTCAATAAGATTATCAATTTTTGTATAAATTGTTGGAATATCTGCAGGATCAACTTGCCCTAATACAAATAATAAAGAATTTTGCAATAAAGCCACATATTGAGTTGATATTGATAAATTCTTAGTAACGGTTGAAGGATCTAATACTGCTTCAAGTTGGATTTTATTTTCTTCTGCCATAATTTTAAACAAAGATATAAAAAGTAATGGAACTAAAAATAAAGGAAAAAAAAGATTATTTTAATGCTCTACTAAAAGTTAGTGGATGGCATGATGTTATTGGACCATGGATTGATTCTGCTGATTTTGATAAAATGGTTACCAGTCTGGTGAATGAAGTTGAAAAAGACCAAAGATTCACTCCAAAGTTTAAAGATATTTTTAATGCATTTTTGGAATGTCAATTTGATAAAACCAAGGTTATTATTATTGGACAAGATCCATATCCTCAATTTGAAACAGCTGACGGAATAGCATTTAGTTGTAGTATTAAAGGAACTCCTGAAAAATCACTACAATATATATTTAAAGCTTTATATGGCACTTATGAAGATAAAGATTGTGATTTGCGCAGGTGGAGTCATCAAGGTGTTTTATTATTAAATACAGCTTTGACTGTAAGGATAAAAGGAATTGGTTCCCATTATATGATTTGGAAACCTTTTATTTCATATCTTTTTACAGAGATTAACAAACAATTTAAAGATATTCCAATTGTGCTTCTTGGTAAGAAAGCAGAAGAATGGGAATTATATTTTACTAACCAAAAGGTTTACAAAGTTCCTCATCCTGCTGCAGCTGCCTATAACGGTGGAATATGGAAGCATGATGATATATTTAATAAGGTAAATGATTATCTTGCAACACAAAACAAAACAATAATTAATTGGTAAAAATCATGAATATAAAATTAGGTCAAATTAAAAAAGTAGAAAACACAAAAAGACACTTTGGTTCAACAACTGAGTACAATGTAGTTTATGTAGAAACAAATGGTAAAATTATACCATTATGTTTAACTAACACGGAATTTGAAGCCGGTAAAACAAGAGCTAGTAATAATAAAGAAGATTTACCTAGCTTAAAGGTTTCTTTTTTTAAATGGCTTTTTTCATGAAAACTATAGTTGAAATTGATATTAAAGATTTTCCATTAATAATGGATTATGGAATTCATTGGCGTGGCATCAAAATTACTTATAGTGATGGCATAATAGGAACACTTTTAATGATTACTTTAGATAAAGCTAATGAATGGCTTAAATCAACTGGAAAAAATAAAGTCAAAGTTGATGATAAAGATGTAGAACTAACTCCAATGGAATTTTTTAAATCTGATTTATTCATTAATAAAAAAGAAATTCAAAAAGAACTGATTCATTATATTTATAATTAATGAATCAGTTCATCATTTATTAAAATGGAAGTATTAACCAGAAAACTTAAATTAAAACTAGATAAAGAAATAAATATATTTAAAGAACATATAAATAATAAATATGGAATTAAAATAAGAATCTTTAAATCTGGATATACTATTGTTGAAGAAAAACTATCTTTAGAAGAACTTGAGGTATTAGCTATTGAGTTATTACATTCTATAGCTCCTGATTTAAAAGATATATTATCTCTTAATCATAAAACTAGAAAGCAAGAGTTTATAACAATTAAAACTATATTTTATGAATATGGATTTTGTTTAAAATATACTAAAATTGCTATGGGAGAATTTGTAGGTAATAATCATGCTAGTGTGATAAATCTTTTAAGAAAAGCTAAAAATTATAAAGAAACCAAAGATCCTATTTTTCTAAATACTTATAATGAATATAAAACCTTAGTCGCAGAACATGTGGAAACTATTTCAAATACTATTAAGTCAGGGAATAACCCCGAATCAATGTCTGATTCTTTTCTCAACTAAAGAAAAACTATCAGTTCCATTTATTGATCTTAAACCGGAATTAGATTGGCTTATAACCAATAATTATCTTATATCAACAACAACTTCAACAGGAGTTGAATTAAATTTAACAACAAAAGCTCAAGAATTAATTATTAATTTAGATTCTCAATTTACTAATGCTAAAAAAAGAACAGACTCTCAAATAATGGGAGATGAATTTATAGTTAAAATTGAAGAGTATAGACAAATCTTTCCATCAGGAATGTTACCATCAGGTAAACCCGGTAGACAAAACGTTAAAGCTTTGGCCGGTTCATTTAGATGGTTTTTTGATACATATAACTTTACTTGGCCGCAGATATTAGCTGCAGCTAAAATGTATGTCAATGAATACAAAGAAGTAGATTATCTATACATGATGACTAGCCAATACTTTATATCTAAACAAGATAAAAATAAAATAAAACAATCAACTATGGCTGATTATTGTGATATGATAGTTGAAGGAGTAACTGATAATAAACCAAAACCCTTTAAAGAAAATGTAGTTTAATGGAAAATAACAAACACATTTGGGAAGGTTGGACAGTTCAAGATTTTATAGATGCATTGGAAATAACATTTAAGTATCAGAAATTTAAAACAAAAGATGAGGTTAAACAATGGTGTAAATCAGAACAACCTTACTATAAGAAACATATACCTGAAGTAACAAAACATTTTATACAAAAAGCAGAATTTAAATAATGAATATAAATTTATATTATCAAGATCGTAATTCAGATAAGGTATATAATGCCTGTATAACACCTGTAGCCGAAGGCTATTATGTTGATTTTTCATATGGTAGAAGAGGTTCTTCTTTAACAACTGGACGCAAAAATCAAATCCCTACAACTTATGACCAAGCTTTAAAAATCTTTGACAAATTAGTTAAAGAAAAAACTGCTAAAGGTTATAAAGAAAGTGGAATAACTTCCACAATATCAGCTGTAGTTGATAGTAGAGACACCGGGGTAAAACCACAACTACTAAATGAATGTTCAGAACAGAATGTTGAGAAATATCTAACTGACTCTAATTGGTGTGCTCAAGAAAAATTTGATGGTGAAAACAGATTATTATTTAGTGGTAAACCTTCATATGCTGCTAACAGAAAAGGTTTAACTGTAACTGTATCTAATAAAATTCAAACTGAATTGGATAAGATATCTAGTGGTGCAATCATTGCTGGAGAAGATTTAGGAGATAAAATAGTAATATTTGATCAAATAGATGATTTTGTTAAAGACTTGCCTTACATTGAAAGACTTAATTCAATGATTGATATTCTTGAAAATCCATATGCAATGGTTGATTTTGATGTAATAATCCCAATCAGAATTGCATGGACTACTGAGGAGAAAAGAGCATTATATGCAGAACTTAAAGCAAGAGATGCAGAGGGAATTGTATTCAAAAACATTCATGCAGTTCATGAACCGGGTAGACCAAGTTCAGGTGGTAATCAACTTAAATTTAAGTTTTATGAAACAGCCAGTTGTATAGTTAGTGGAATCAATACTGATAAAAGATCTATTCAGTTATCTTTATATGATGCGGGTAAGCTGCATAATGTTGGAAATGCCACTGTATATCCAAATCAAGATATCCCAGAATTAAATTCTATAGTGGAGATTAAATATCTTTATGCTTATCCCGGAGGCAGCCTCTATCAGCCTATATTTTTGAAACCAAGACATGATGTTGAAGCTAGTGAATGTTTATGTTCTAAACTAAAATGGAAACCATTATGAAAAATCTACATGAGTAAACCTGAATACTTTTTATACAGTAACCCAAATGTTGGAGATAGATGGTTTAAGGTTATAGAAAATGAAGCAGTTTTACAGATAGTCACCAAAGTCCAAAAGAAAAAAGGAAGACCATATCAAAATGGTGTAACCTTTATTTCATATATGACATTCATTAGTAGTTGGGGATGGAAAAAAACTGAATCTAAGTATCTAAAACCTATTAAAAAATCTAAATTTGATGCCCAATTAAATAAAATGATAAGGAAATTTCAAAAATGAGTAAGCTACAACAAGAATGGGCAGGTCAGTATACAGCATTTAATGATGCTATAAAGTACATGATAAACAGGGCCAGCGGGGAAGAGAAATCTATTTACACGCCATGGCCAAAGTTTAATGATGCAACTACAGATGGTTTAGAATGGAATACATTAACTGTAATGGGTGGAAGACCAGGAGCGGGAAAGACTTTAATTAAAGACCAAATTATTAGAGAATCTTTTTCACTTAATCCACATGATGATTTTAGAGTACTTGAATTTCAATTTGAAATGGTTGGAAGAACTTCAGCTCTTAGAGAGTTTTCATCTATGACAGGTAAGACATACAAAGAATTGTGTAGTGCAGGTAGTAAGATATCTGCAGATGTAATTAACAGTTGTCACCAGTATGCCAAAGAAAGAATCAAACATCCTGTTGATATTGTAAGCAGACCAATGACAGTAAACCAAATGCGGGAACAAATTGATATGTATTTTTCAATACATAAAGATAAAAAAACTATCATCACATTGGATCATACGTTATTAGTTAAAAGAGCTCCTTATCAAAACAACACTTTAGATATGCTTTTTGAATTGGGTGAATTTTTTACGCAAACTAAAAGAGAATATCCTTGCTTGTTTATAGTGCTGTCTCAGCTCAATAGGAATATTGATAACCCGGAAAGAGCCATTGATGGTAAATATGGAAACTATATTCTTGAATCAGATATATTTGGTTCAGATGCAATGCTTCAACATGCAGATACTTTAGTAGGTATTAATAGACCTGCTAAACAAAAGATTAGATTCTATGGTCCAGATAGATACATCATTGATGATGACAAAACTTTAGTTCTGCATTTTTTAAAAGCAAGAAACGGTGATACAAGAATGAGTTTCTTTAAAGCTGAATTTGAAAAAATGCAAATTCATGAAATGGCAACTCCAAACCAACATGAAAGAAGATAATTATGATTAATACAAAAAAAGAACCATTGACTCCTCAAGCTAGAAAAGAAAAAACATTAAATTTAAGAGAAGAACATAATGCTTATTTTAAAGAAGCTAATATTGAAGACGCTCTGTATATCCCAAAAATGGCTTATAGGCCAACCGGTAAAGATGAATTATACATCAGTTTTTTTCCAAGTGAATTGGAAAAAGAAGTAGATGTTTATACAGAATTTGTAAGTATTGATTATGATTCAGAAGATGCCAAAAGAACTTTATATTTACATAAATATAATCCTCACTGGAAAACTGAATATGAAATTATTGAAAGCAGCAATGGATTTTCAAGACATATGATCCCTGTTTCTGAATTAAAAATCATAAATGATATCAATTCAAGAAGAGCAAAAATAGAAGTTCCAGAAATCAAAGAAGTTATCTCTGAATTTAAAGAACTTAAAAACCCGGATGAGATATTTTCTCATAGAGCGGCTATTGAAGCTTTAGTAAATATTGCTAAAACTTTAGAAAGAATAGAACAAAAATTAAAATAGAATGTCAATATCAACACTTATAATCGCAGATTCTGGTTCAGGGAAGTCCACAGCAATAAAGACCCTGGATCCTAAAGAAACGTTTATTATCAACATTGGTAATAAACCTCTACCCTTTAAGGGGTGGAAAAACAGTTACACTCAAATTACTAAAGAAAACCCTACAGGAAACATGACTTCAGCGTCAAGTTCTGCAGGAGTACTCAAAGCAATGAAACATGTTAGTGATAACATGCTACACATTAAAACCTTAGTGGTAGATGATTGGCAATTTATGAGTTCTTTTGAGTATTTTGACAGATCCCAAGAGAAAGGTTATGACAAATTCACGCAGATAGGTTCTGCACTAGCTCAAGTTGCAAAAGCTCCTAAAGATTTCAGAGATGATTTGCTTATATTTTTCATGACACACCCAGAAGAATCAACAGATATGAATGGTGTGAGAAGAATTAAAGCAAAAACAATTGGGAAATTAATTGACAACGTCTTAACTTTGGAAGGTCTGTTTTCAATTGTTCTTTTTGGAAGAGTTGTTAAAAAAGAAGATAAAACTCTTGAGTATGGATTTGAAACACAAAATAATGGTGAGAACACTTGTAAATCACCAATAGATATGTTTCCAAGTCCATTTATTCCAAATGACTTACAATATGTAAGAGAGTGTATATTAGAGTATGAAAAGTAAAAATTAAAAAATCAAAGTATGTTTAACACAAAAGATCTAACCGTTGGAAACGGTAAAACAAAACCAGTGATTACAGCAGGTAATCAAGTTATTAAAATTAATTCTATTTCTTTAGACCAAACACCTTATGATAAAGATTCTTATCATGTAACATTGCATGTTGAAAGCATGCCTGTAGAAGGAGATTTTGAAGGGTTCTTGGTTGATGTAAATAAACCAAATGGCTTACGTTACCAAGGTCAAGTAGGACGGGTTAAAATGTCAGCATATGCATATAAAAGTGTTACTTTAGAAAATGGCCGAGAAATTGATAAAGATACTGAAATCATGAAAGGAATGGTATTTTTAAGTGAAGTTCTTGGTAAAAGAACAGAACTTGATAATATATCTGCAAATACAATTGAAAGTTTTATTACTTCATGTAATTCTGTACTTGGTAACAGTAAATTCATTAATTCATGTATTGGAGGCCGAGAATGGGTAAACAATGAAGGATACACTAATTTAGATTTGTTCTTACCTAGAATATCAAAAGATGGTGTTCCATTAGAAGCTTTAGAAGTTGAAAAATCAAGACTTATTACATTTAATAAAACAGAACATGTAAAACCAACTACTAAAAAAGTTTCTGAAAATGTAACTAATTTTGAACCAGGTAATGTAACTAAAACTGGTGATTTTGAATTATAATTAATCTTTTAATTAGGCGGGGAGATGAAAGTCTTCCCGCTTTTTTTATCTATGTTTAACACTAAAAATTTAATTGTTAATGAATCAGAAGTTCCCAGTTATTGGGTTTTTCAACATTACCTGCAATTGAGTGTAAAACTTACAGGGCAAGATGTTAAAATAAAATCAGTGTTTAATCTTAATGACAAGATCCCAAGTATGTCTATTTATGTTGATAAATCTATAATGCAATATAAATTTAAAGATTTTTCTACGGGATATGGAGGAAATAAAATTGATTTAATGAAACACATGTTTGGATTACAATATCCACATGCTGTAGAAAAACTTATAACTGATTATAATAACTATACCCGGAATGAAACAATTGAAGCTTTAATATTAAAAGCTGAATCAAAATGGGTAGTAGATCTTATTGAAATAAGATCATGGACTACAGAAGATAAACTTTTCTGGCTATCATTTAGAATTGGTAGTGAGATGTTAAGTGAGTACAATGTAAAACCACTAGCTTGGTATGACATGATTAAACAAGATGATGAGCAAATAAATAAACTTAAAATTGAAGGACCTATGATATATGGTTATTTTACTACAGACGGTGATTTATACAAAATCTATCAACCTACTCGTAAAAATCATAAGTTTCTTAAAATTAAATCACATCTTCAAGGAATTGATCAACTTAAATATAATCAACCTTACTTATTGATTTGTTCCTCTCTTAAAGATGGGATGTCAATAAAAGGGTTTGGATATAATTTAGAAATTATTGCACCAGATAGTGAAAACACTATAATAAAACCTTATATTATTGAATCTTTTAAAGAGAAGTATAAAAACATAGCTACTTTATTTGATAATGATGCAGCCGGTATTAAAGCTGCACAACGATATGAAGAAATATATGGAATAAAAAGTGTATTGCTTACATTAAGCAAAGATTTTTCTGATTCAATAAAAGAATTTGGTTTTGAAATAGTTCATGCCACAATAAAACCTTTATTAAAACAAATATTAAATTCCTAAATGAAATGGTTTATTCCAGGAAATGTCCCGTCCTCCAAAAATGGAAAAAGATGGACCGGTAAATATCTTATATCTAGTAAAACTGTAATGAATTACAGAAAAGCTACTAAAAATCTTTATATAGCATATGCTATACAATTTAGAGCTGAATTTGCAAAATTCAAACAACCTGTTCATATTAAATTTACATTTATAAGAAACAGTAAACATAAGTTTGATTATATAAATCCTACGGAGACAACACAAGATGACATGGTAGAACATGGTTGGATAACAGATGATAATGCAGATGTAATTCTCCCACATTTTGAAGAATACCGTTATGACAAACAAAATCCAGGTGTAATTATTGAAATATTAGAAAATGAAAACACAAGAATTGAATCTTGACGAATATAAAAATATAGCACAAATGCTAAATGCTTCAGATGAAGATTATAATGTTGCTATTGAAACAATAAAAAATTTAAATCTAAGTGATAACTATTTAAAAATATTTGCTAAAACATTGATGTTTGAAAAAAGAACTAATTTTTTAACTATTTTAAATAAAAAACACTTTAACAGATTTTCTTGGCAAGAATTGTATTTTGAGTTTGTAAATGATAAAGAAGTATCCTTAAATTTAAAATTAATTTTAGAATTTGAATATGGAAAATCATCATCATCAGCCTTATATATGCATACAATTGATAGAAATATAAAATTAAAATGGAATGATTGATATAATCAATGAAGTCTCTAGGACTTCTAAAACATTAATACTTGAAGAGCCCTTTTATGGGCTTTTTTTAGTTAGCTTAAATAAAGCTTATAGAAAAGATATACCAACTGCAGGTGTAAGTAAACATGGAATAAATATCCAATTAGCAATTAATCCTGATTTTTTTGCAACTCTTAATGAACATGTAAAAGTTGGTCTTATCAAGCACGAAATTCTTCACGTATCTTTTGGACACTTAACAATGCGGGATAGTTTTCCTGATAAAAAGTTATTTAACATTGCTGCTGATTTAGAAATTAATCAATATATACCTAAGCAACAAACTGAATTAACTTGGATACATCCTCATACATTTCCAGAATTAAATATTCCAGTAAAAGCAGGAACAAAAGTTTATTATGATTTACTTCAACAGGCCAAAGAAGATGGAACATCTCCATCTTTAGATTCATTGTTAAATGACATGAGCGGTGGACCATCTGAACATTCTACTTGGGATGAATTTGATGATTTGTCTGAGACAGATAAAAAGTTAATAACCAAACAAATTGAATTTCAACTTAAAGAAGTTGCAGAACAAACTGAAAAAAGAAGAGGCACAATTCCCGGAGAGTTTGGTGAAATAATTGCTAGATTAAGACATGTTGAACCACCTAAATTTGATTGGAGAAGTTATTTGAGAAGGTTTATTGGTAACTCCAATATTCTCTATACAAAGAAAATGAGGAGAAAGTATAACCGCAGATATACTGAGAACCCGGGTTTAAAGATTAAATTCAAAAATCATATATTAGTAGGATTAGACACATCAGGTTCTGTATCTACAAATGAACTTAAAGAATTCTTAAATGAGCTTCATCATATGCATAAAACTGGTCACATGATTACAATTGCCCAGTGTGATGCAAGATTATATCCAGTTGAACCATATAATCCTAAAAAGGATTTCACTGTTCTTGGCCGTGGGGGCACGAGCTTTCAGCCGGTTATTGATCACTATAATGAAAAAGGTTATTATACAGCCTTAATATATTTCACAGATGGAGAATGTTCAGCTCCTGAAAATTGTCCCAAAAATACATTGTGGTGCCTAAGTAGCACATCAACAATGACAGAACTTCCAGGTAAAGTAATAAAACTTAATTAAAGAAATGGCAAAAGTAAATTTAAATATAGACGAATTAAAAGGGTTTGTAGGACACATTATTACAAACAACAGATTTTTACAAAGTCAAGGTAAACTACCTGTGGCTATTGAAGTTATGGGTGAATCCGGAATTGGTAAAACCTCTTCAATTATAGATATTGCAAAAGCAAATAATCTAAACTTTATCAAATTGAATTTATCTCAGATAGAAGAATTAGGGGATTTAGTAGGTTTCCCAGTGAGACAATTTCAAATGTATAAAGAAACCAAAGTTATACCTACTAGTATGGATTTAAATATAACCACTGCACATAGAATGAATGCATCAGGTGAGATTGCAAACATTGATAATGCAACTACAAAGAAAATTGGTGCATGGGTAGATGAACTTGCCGTTGGTGAGTATCTAAAAAATGGATACAAAATGACCGGTAAAAATAGGATGTCCTATTGTCCACCTGAGTGGATTGCAGATAAAAAAGATGGTGGTATTTTATTATTAGATGACTGGAACAGGGCGGATAAACAAATTATTCAAGCTACTTTTTGCTAAAATGAATAAATTGTGTATCTTTGTATTATGAAAGATATAACAATAGAAAATTTACAAGAATACTTGAATGTTCCAGGAATCTATTACATTCAAATTAATACTAAGAATTATGTAGGAAGTTCTGCATCAATTGGTCACAGATTGAAACATCATTTGTGGGCACTTAAATCAGGAAAACATCATAATAGAACTATGCAAAATTGTTGGAATAAATACCAAACAATAGAGTTTAAAGTTTTAGAAAAATGCAACCCAGATTTATTACTTGAAAGAGAACAATTTTACATAGAATCTTTAACTCCTTATATGAATCATATACTTGACCCTATCAAATTAACAAGAGATGATACTTATAAACAAAGACTTAGTATTAGTATGAAAAAACTTTATGCTAATGGCTTAGAAATTCACAATAAACAAGAAGTGCATATGTATAGTTTAGATGGAAAATATATAAAAACATTCCCATCTATAACAGAAGCAGCCAGTTCTTTTAAAACAGATCCTTCAGGGATATGTGCAGTTTTAAACTCTAGAGCCAAATCAGCTAAAAAACACTTGTGGTCAACAAGTAAACATGACCAAATAGAACTTCCAACTAAAAACTACCAAGTTAAATCAGTTGTTCAATATGATAATACTGGATATATCAAAATTAAAGAATGGTCTTCTGTAAAACTTGCAGAAAGAACGCTTAATATATCCAATGTACATAGAGCAGCACGTAAACACAAAATTGCTGGTGGATTCAAATGGAAGTTTGAATAAAAAAAATCTCGTGTCCCCCAAAAATCCTGTGAACTCAGGGAAACTCCAGAGATGGACAATCCTGAGCCAAGTCTGATAGGAATATCAGAAAGGTGCAACGACTAGTGTATGGAGTCTAGAACAGACAGTAAAACACCAAGAGCGCAGGACATCTACATTGTAGATGATGATATAGTCTGAACTACAGATAATCTAATAAAAACTGTAGAATCTAAAGATAAAGAACTTTAGAGATAACAAATGCCGAGATTCATCCAAGCCTGTATGGAATTAATAGACAGACAAACTTATATTTCATGGACTCTTCCTAAAGATTGGCATATTCTATTGAGTGCTAATCCGGATAATGGTGACTATAATGTTACCTCTGTGGATAATGCTCAGAAGACAAGATACATTTCAGTAAACCTAAAGTTTGATGTAAATGTATGGGCTAGATGGGCTGAAGAAGCAGGAATTGATACAAGATGTATTAACTTTCTTTTGCTTCACCCTGAACTTGTAACAACAGAAACCAATTCAAGATCTATAACAACATTCTTTAACTCAATATCAAGTCTTCCTGATTTTGAAAAGAGTTTATTGTTAATTCAGATGATTGGTGAAGGTTCAGTTGGAGATACATTTGCTTCAATGTTTACCATGTTTATTAACAACAAATTGGATAAATTAATTACTCCAAAAGAATTGTTAACAGGTGATAATGAAACACAAGTATTGAAACAATTAAAAGGTTGTATTGGTGATGATGATTCCTATAGAGCAGATATTGCATCAACTCTTGCAACCAGATTGGCAAACTTTGCAGTTGTATATTCTCAAGAAAATACAATTACAGATAAAATAACAAATAGATTAATTGCTTTGTGTACTCAAGATTATTTTACAACAGATTTAAAATATCTAATTGTAAGAACTATCTTCAATGGTAATAAGCAAAAATTCAACAAACTAATGATGAATGTTGATGTAATCAAAATGACAATTAGCTAATAACAATTAATGGGGAGAGTAAAATCTCCCCTTTTTTAACAAAAAATGGCAAACAAATCCGTATACCAAAATTATGATCAACACGTATTAGATTACTTTGGAATAACTCACCCAACATATGTTGGATTAAGATTAGCTCAAGGTGATACAATAAAAGTGCTTACAACAGATGAATATGATGTTGTTAATACTAATGTACTTAGTGCATTATCTACTTCAAACTTAGATTCAACAAGTTTTAAAAGTAAAAAAAAAGGTTTTTTATTACCTGGTTCTACAACAACTATACCTAGAGTTAAATATGCTTTAAAAGAACAAGGTATTGTTTTGACAAATGACTATGAAGAAGCTGATTTTATTATAACTCATGATAAAGTTAAACAAAGATTTCTTCAACTAGAAGTAATTAATAGTACAGCTTTAATTGCTGATTGTTCTCTTAAACAAGTAATTATAAATACTAATACACATCATTCTAATGTTCAATTGTGGATTGATGAAAATAATTTACCTGTAATTCTTGATGATAGAATTAGAAAAGAAATCTTACATAATAGATACTTTCAAATGGAAAATAAAAAAATGTACAATACTATGTTATTAACAGGTATGGCTTTAAATATTGCAATGATGGTACAAAATGGAACATTAGATGTAGTTGATTTATTAACTGTTATTGAAAGTTCAAACAATATACAACCAATTACCATAGAAACTATTAGAGACATTGAAAGATTAGTAAACTCTAGTTCAGATGATGATATAGCTTTAGCAGCAATGATTTTACCAACTATTGATACATATTCAAAAAAACATTTATTATGGACTTTGTATAATCTAATTAAAAATAAACTTTATAAGTTTAACAGAATAAAAGATGTGCAAGATTGGCTTAAAAGATTTGATTATTATCAATATAATAAAATAGCTGGTAGATTTATTCAGCATCTTCATGAAAATGAAGAACTTGACAAAGAAAGTTTTTTATATCTTGAAGAATTTGCTAGAAAAGATATCAATATTGATAATAGAGAAATCTATAAATTTAAAGTTGAAATTCATCCTGATTATGAACAATATCTATGACAAAAGTAATTCAAGCAAGTATTCAGCATTGTAATGGGGGTTTTAAATGTACTATATATGATTTAGGAAAACGTGAAGATTATAATTATATGGAGTGGACTGTATTAAATTCAAATAAATCTATAACAAAAATAATAAAAAACAAAACAATCTTTGTAGCTTCATCTATACATATTCCTCAACTTAAAAAAGAAAATGCATGTAAAAAATTTGGTATATCATTCACAAATGATATTGAAAAAGCAGATGTTGTTGTAGGAAATTCAAATGTATTAAACCGCATGCTTTTTAAAGCTTATAGAAAGGCATATAATTATAAAGAACTAATAAATGTATTAACTGAGATTGAAACTAAATCTGGTTTAAAAAATCTTTCTAGTGATACAATTCTTTCTCCTACAGATGATATGTTTATATTTAACCCAATAATGGTAGCTATAGATAATACTTTAAAAGTTTATGTTAAAAATACACCAAGTATAGAAAGAATAACATATATTCCAAATGGTCACATCCAGTTTTATGATGCTATAAATAACCGTACAAAAGTATCTGATATAGAGTTTCTAAATTTATTATCTGAAGAATCAATTATACTAACTAAAGCTGATTATAAAAGACTATCCGGAATGTTAAACAGTAAGGATACGGATAATGCTAATCTAGCTTTAGAGATTATGTGTAATTCAAATTACAAAAAATCTTATGATGTATTGACTCTACTTTTAACAAAACATATAGTAAATTTAAAAGCTTTAAAGAATTGGAAAAGTGTAAACAGTAAAAGTTTTAGAATTGCAATGAAAGATGTATGTGTAACACTTATAAAAGATGACATAACTACTTTTTACAGCATTAAAAATTTACTACAAACAAAAAAATGTTTTACAGAATTTGCGGCAAATGAATTAGCAAAACTTTTGTTAGAAAAAACTTTATTTAGACCTAATTCAAAACCCAACTGTGTAATCAAAACATCTTTAATAAAATTTAATAATAATAAAAATAACAAATAAAATAATGAAAAAACATTATAAATTAAACATAACTGTTTCAGCTGAACATTCAACCTGGTTAAACGGAAAGGAAAAACTTGGTATTGGGTCTTTTAGTTTAAAAGAAGATGGTTATTATTTTGGAAGATCTAAAAGTTATTATCCTAATGAAAAAGAACTTGCTCTACTAAATATAATTACTTCAGATAAAGCAATTGATTTGCAAGATAAAAAAATATACAGGTATCCTAATTTAGAATTACCTAGACAAAAATTAGATTTGCTAAAAACAAAGTTTAATGTAAAAATCATTAGAGATGCAGAGTTAGCAGATATTCATATTGTATCAGAAAAATTAATTATTAATCTACTTACACTTGATTGGACTGAATCAATAACTTATGCTCAAATGTTTGAAGTATTTAATATGCTAAAACAAAATGATCAGTTAACTGAATCAGGATTAGATAAATGCAAAGAATTTTTATCTATAGTAGAAAAAGAAGCTTACATATGCATCAAGGTTGTTAAAGACTACAGATACACATCACCTGTAGCAGATGATATTGCCACTAAAGTATCAGAATATGATTATGATGGTAATAGAGATATGGTTATCAGAGATGGTAATGTAGCTTTGTATGATCAATTGCGTAATACAACAGCATTGATTGTAAAAGATGTTGAAATCAATAAGATTATCTCAGAAGATTTAGCAGTAATAGATGAAGATCAATTTGATCAGGTATCTAAAATGATTCAAAGTAAAGACAAAGACAACAGAACTTTAGTTTTAGAAATGCTAAGTAATTGTAATATTGAAAAATCTTTTGATATTGTTAGTTATTTATTCTTTTGGTATTATGATTATTTTAAAGATTGTAATAATTGGAATAACATTAATATAAAAACATTACGCAAAAGACTTGAGAAATTTTCTGGTAGTAAAAATGGCAGCAATCAGTGGCCTTATGATAAATACATAAAATTATTAGAAGTTGAAAATAAATTAACAGACTTTATTGTAAAAAAAACAATTCAAAAGATGTATGATTCTGTAATTAAAAGCACCATTGGTCTTAACAACAATGTGTTCGCAATAGATCTAGAATCTATTTACTTAGTGGGCAAATATAAAAATTCAATAATAAAAAAAGAATGTATACAGATTTAGCAAAAGAAAAAGAGTTTTACTCTAAAAAATTTAGTTTTAGTTATTCATCCCTGAGTAAACTATTATATGCACCATCTTTATTTTATAAAGATTATATTCTTCTCAATAGAGAAGAGAAATTAGGTAAGCACCTCATTGAAGGGAAGCTTATCCATTGTTTACTGTTTGAACCTAAACAACTAACTTCAAAGTTTAATATTGTACCGGGCAAAGTGCCTCCGGATTCTGTTAAATCTGTTCTGAATCTGCTTAAAGATTTGACAAAAGAAAAAGATATCAGGATTAATAATCCTGAATTAAAAACTGCAATCCTAAGTGCATTAAAAACTGCTGATTTATATCAGGCTTTTGTAGATGATAAAAAAACAGGTGAAACGGGAAACCAAAAAAGACTCAACAAAATTCAAACAGATGACAATCAAGTCTATTGGGAATTTATAAATAATTCTTCTGTAGATGTTGTAGATAATGAGATGTTAGAAAGATGTAAAGCCCAAGTTGAGATTTTAAAAGATCATAAAGATGTTCAGGAATTATTTGAAAATATTCAAACTGATTTTCCATTAGATCCTGTTCAAAGTTATGCTGAAAAATTACTTACAACAGCTTTAGAAAATAAACCATTTGACATAAAAGGTATTTTAGATTATTACAAAGTAAATTCTGAAACTAAAAGTGTAGTAATATGTGATTTAAAAACTACATCATCTACAATTACTCAATTTGCGGAAAGTGTTGAACGTTACAATTACTGGCTTCAAGCTGCTATGTATTATAAACTTGTATTATCAAATCTAACATCAGAAGAACAAACATATAATATTGTGTTTAAGTTTGTAGTAATTGATAAATACAACCAAGTTTATGTATTTAGTGTTTCAGATGAAACAATGATGCAATGGGGAGAAAGACTTTTAGATACTCTTAATCAAGCTGAGTATCATTATATAAACAAAGATTATAGTTTACCGTTTCACTATTTAACAAATATAATAACTTTGTAAAATGTCTGTATATTCACAATATTTTCAGAAGAGTAAGGTTTTTCTTTATCCTTTACTTCAGTTTAGAAAAGGACTTTTATATGTTCCAGTAGAAAGTTTTATTTGCTGGAATCCAAAATACTCTATGTCTGATGCAAAATTTTTGTGTTTATATGTTGCAGAAAGAAACGATAAGTTTACATTTTTTGAAAAAGATTTATTATTTAGCCATCCTTTATTTGAAAAATATTATAATTTAGATAATAAACATCATCTGTATATTTTTAATTATCAAAAATATAAAAATGATGTTGAACATTTTAAAGAAGGCCACTATTCAAAATTTGATGTAAAAACTAAAAACATTATACTTAACTTTTTTGGAAATGCAGGAGTTATAGCCAATCATATAAATACATATTTACATCCAGATAAATATCATAAATTATATTCAGAAGAACTTGAGGTATCTTTAGATATTATTTTAGAAAATCATGAATTATGTGACAAACCGGATTTAATTAAAGAAACCTTTGACACAAATTTTTATAAAAAATATGATTTATCAAAAACAAATTCTATACCTTTGACCTCACAAAATACAATATGACAAACCAACCAATCGGCGGAAACATGATGTTAGTTAATTCAGCATTCAGAAATGCCAAATCTTTTTCTTTAATTCCTGTGAGCACAGACTCACCATACGCAGAATGTTTATTTGACCCATCAAGTGGGGTTTTAGTTTTAATTAGTAAAACTGAAAAAGAAGTTTTTCACATGGTCCCAAGACTTACTGAAGATGGAGAACCTCAAAAATTAAGAGTACCAAATGCTCAAACTGGAAAAGTTGTTAAAGAACAACGTGTGTCTATTAGAGTTTTCAATGAGTTTTACCTTACTGAACATTCTGACATTGAACTGTTTATTAATTTGTTTGCAATAAATGCTTCAAGTTTTGATTTTAAATCTTTTTTAGTTGATACAACTAAAGTTGAAACAAAACAACCTTTAATTATAGCACCTTAACTATTAAAAATATTTTACAAGGGGGAATTAACATTCCCCTTTTTTTTGCTTAAAATTTTTATGAACAACTGGGTACATGATTTTGAAACATTGAGCAACTGTTTTGTTGCTTGTTTTGAGGACTATAAAACAAATGAATCAAAGACATTTGTAGTTCACAATTTACGTAATGACTTTAAAGAATTTATAAAGTTTTTACATTATAATAAAACCAACAAAGAATGGCATATTTCTTATAATGGTTTAGCTTTTGATGGGCAAATAACACAATATATTTTAGATAACTATATCTTATGGGAAAACTTAGATGGTTGTGATATTAGTAAAATAATTTATATATATGCCAATAAATGTATTCATAAAAAAGATACTAATGAATGGCAAGACTATGCTCCATGGAACATGGAAATACAACAAATTGATTTATTTAAAATGAATCATTGGGATAACCCAGCCAAACGTTCTAGTCTTAAATGGATACAATATGGAATGGATTGGGAAAATATTTTAGAAATGCCTATTCATCATACTACTGAGATTACTACATTAGAACAAATTGATACAATTATAGAATACTGTTTGAATGATATTAGATCTACAAAAGAAGTATTTAAACGTTCTGTATCTCAGATTAAATTAAGAAAAGAATTGAGTAATACTTATAATATAGACTTATACTCAGCTTCAGAACCAAGAATTAGTAAAGAAATATTTGCTTACTACTTATCTCAGGAACTAAAAATTAACAAAAAGGATTTAAAGAAAATGAAAACTTATAGAAGTTTGATTAAGTTGAATGATATCATGCTTCCTTACATTAAGTTTGAATCTGAAGAGTTTAAAGGTTTGCTTACCAAGTTTAAATCAATGACTGTTAAAGCTGATGAACTAAAAGGAACTTTTGCTCATAAAATAACATACAAAGGTGTTGAAACATCTTTTGGTTTAGGTGGTGTACATGGAGCCCGTAAAGCTGGTGTATATAAATCTGATGATGATTATGTAATTATGACTTCAGATGTAACTTCTTTTTACCCAAATTTAGCTATTAGAAATCAATGGTCACCTGCACACTTTCCAAAAGAAGTATTTTGTAAACAATATGAATGGTTCTTTGACCAAAGAAAAATTATTCCAAAAAAAGATCCGATGAATTATGTATTTAAAATTATATTAAATAGTACATATGGATTAAGTAATGAAGTTAATAGTTTTTTTTATGACCCAGAGTTTACAATGAGAATCACAGTTAATGGTCAGTTAAGTTTGATGATGCTTTATGAAATGATTATGGAGAACATTCCAGATGCTGTAGCTTTAATGCAAAATACAGATGGTATTGAAACTAGAATCCCTAGAAAACACAAAGAAAAATATCTAGAGATTTGTGCTGAGTGGGAAAAAATAACAAACCTTCAGTTAGAACATGATGAATATCAAAAGATGATTCTTGCTGATGTAAATAACTACATAGCTCTTAACAATTTTAAAGAAGTAGATATTACAACCTGGAGAGAAGTTAATGCTTCACATCCACATTACTTGTTTAAAGTTGAAGGTCCTAAATTCTTTTATGCTCCTGCTAAAATGAAAGGTAGATTTGACTTCCATGAGTTACCTCTCCATAAGAATAAGTCTAAATTAGTTATTCCAAAAGCCATTTACCAGTACTTTGTACATAATGTATTGCCATATAACTATCTAAAAACAAATAAAAACATTTTAGATTACTGTATTGGTGCTAAAACAAAAGGTGATTGGCAACAAATGGCCCGGTCAATTAAAGACGGAGTTTATCATGAAGAACCTCTTCAAAAAATTAATAGATATTATATTTCTAAAAGGGGTATTAAAATTGTCAAAGTTAATAAAACAGACAGCCGAGAGATTCAACTTGAAGCTGGCAAATGGTTACAAACTATTTATAATAAAATGATAATCAAACCAAAATGGGAAGAATATGATGTAGATATAAACTATTATATGACAACAATTGAACAAGAGATTGATAATATTATTCAAAAACCATCAACACAACTACCTTTATTATGAAAGATTTCTTTGAATTAGAAACAATTATAGAACATGCAACTAAAAGCACGGAGATATTAGAAACTATGACCCGTGCTAAATTAGTTATTAAAATTCAAGAGGATGCTAAAATCCTATATACAAGCTCTGCCTATGGAGAAGAAGATTTAATTAAAACTTCTATAGGACATATTACAGCAAAACTTATTCTATTGGCAAAAATGTCAAACTCTTCACTTGAAGAATGTATGAATGAACCTTATCTTAAACTTTAAAAATTTATTAAACTAAAATTATTTATGGGACACAAAAAACCAACCGAAACTACAAGAAGTTATCTTGAAAATGCGCCATTACCTAACTATAGTCAATCTTATACTGTAGTATCTCACAAAGATGTAATAGATACTACACATACATTACTGACTAATCATGGTTTTATAATTAAAAAAGAAATATATAGAAGCAACCAAGATGGAAAAGTTGTTCAAGGTATTTACCATCTTGAATCTACAAGTATAGATCCTCAAATAGCTAATGAATCAGAAATGGGAATGATGTTTGCCTGGACAAACTCTTATGATAAATCAGCTAGATTTCAATGTGCTATTGGAGCTTATGTATTTGTTTGTGCAAATGGAATGATCAATGGAGATCTTATGAATTTTGGAAGAAAACATACTGGTTCTGCATTTAGTGATATTCAATTACAAATAATGAATCAAATAACTCATGCAGAACAACGTTACAAAAAAATTCTTGCAGATAGAGATTCTCTAAGAAATACACCTTTAGTCAAACGTTCTCAAGCTGAATTGTTAGGCAGACTATTTATAGATAAAGAAATTTTAGATATTACTCAATTATCTGCTGTAAAATCTGAAATTGATCATCCATCTTTTGATTACAATTCAGATCCTGAAAATGCATGGACCTTTTATAATCATGTTACTACAGCTCTTAAAAAATCTCATCCAAGAACTTGGTTATCTGATAGCAGAAAGTTTCATGAATTTATAGTTGCTGATTTATTAACACCAGCAGGAATTAAAACTTATTCTGAAAATATTAATTCTGACTTTCATGTAATTAATACAATGCCTCCTGAAGAAGAATTTTTAATAGATTTTGGCATTAAAAATATAAATGATATTGAAGAAATTAATGAAGATGATTTAAAAAGATATATATTAGCAGACTAATGTTAGCTAAAGGAATTTTTTTTATTGTAATTGGTATATGTATCATATATTTATTTATAATTAAAGGTGACAAGTACTAAAAAATGCTATTTACTTTTTTCTAGTTTAAGTTAGGAGGATCAATAGAAGGTTGGTTTAGCATTTCCAACCTTACCTCTTTTTAATATGAAAACAAAATATCAAAGAATTTATAAAGTCTGGGACAAAAGACTTGACTGTCATGTCAACTGGTTGATTAAAACTGGTCATAACACTATAGTTTATCTTAATAGTAAAGTGAACAGATTCCCAC